TCAATCTTTTTTTCTGACAGGGATTCTTTAGATTCCTGATTAGTATAAAATCTACTTTGATACCTAGGATTCTTAGATGCTTGTGAAAAATGATCCCTTGCCATATTAATATTATTATACCACCAGAGATGTAAAAAACCCCCTTCGGAGGCGGATCCAAAAGGGGGCTTTACAATTGGGAGACGAGTCTCGACCAACACTTTATTATAAGTTAATAAAGATTCAATGTCAAGGAATAATTACGCCTTTTTCAACAAGTGTGTCATACATGTTGTTCATCTGCCATTGCAAAAATGGCTGATTCTTAATAATCTGCTGTTCAACATCTGCAATATCTGCACCACTGGACACACCAGCAAATCTTGTATCGTTATTTAATTTTTCAAGCATTAAAAGTACTACTTTTTCTTTTTCCATTTTATTCTTCCTCGTTTGGTCTAAATGATGGGGCTGGTCCTAGTAGATAGCCCTTATTATGATATTCTACCATTTTTTGCGTGTCTTCTCCACCAACAATTTTATTGGACATCAGAGTTAGCAAATCGTATATCCTATGTAGCATTATATAATTTACCATAGGAAGGTTGTCCTCTAAATCAGAGGTATTTATTTCATTCAGGTCTTCCTGCATCTAACCAAAAAGCCTCTCTACCCATTGCATCGGTTACCAGCATTGGGGCCGATTCATTTTCTAAACTACAAATACAATTATCTTCACACATTTTTATGTTTATTTACCTCATCGACTATTTTTTGATAGCTAGCTGAACCAAGTGCTTTTTTATAGTCACACTCTAGGCAATATAAGTATACCTCATCTAAAAGGTTTTGATTTGAAAAAAGAAGGGATTGGTCTACTGGGCATAAAAGCTTTTCAACCAATCCTTCTTCTGACATGGAGATGTAGGTTGATACATACTGTACCCTCATCCCATCTCCTTTACTTTGTCGGAAATTTTAAATAAAATTCCTTAGCTCTTGGGGTCATACCCTTCCAAGCCGACCAATCATTTCCGCCATTGGTCATGTAGTACGTTATCTCTGCGTTTGTTACTGGGTCGAATAACTCCTTGTTACTCTGTAGATCAAATTTCTCAAGTCTTGCAGGACCAAGATTTCCAATCATGTTTATCTGAAACAATCCGTAAGAACTATCTCCTGTATTCTTATTCCCGTTATATGCAAGCGGTCTTCCATTAGATTCACGCTTTGCTATTGACCATGCTTTCTTAAGGCCTAGTCCTTCGAATCCTACAGTCTTAAGTAATGTTACTAACTCTTCGTCTGTAAGCATCTCAGATGGCTTGTAAATCTCTTTACTAAAACTATCTAAGACTTCTTGCTTTAATTGGGCTTCAGTTTTCACTAAAGGTTTTACAGTCAAAGCATTTGCTGGGCTTCCAGAAAACAAAAACAGTGTTGTCACTGCTATTATTGTCCAGTCACGAACCAAATCGCTAAACTGTTGTTTTATATTCTCCATTGGCATTTCCTCCTATAGAGATAACGAACTCTAAGAATAGCATTGAATATAAGTAACTGTCAAGTTAGTTAACTGAAACTATATCTCACATACTGATACTTATAAAAGTATTTTTTACCCCTAGACCATTAAATAAAAGTTTGATACACTAGGACTTCATTCAAAATTAGCACCGCAAGGCGGAGAAAAGGTCGTATAATAAATGTCACAAACTATTGAAAACCCTTATGAAAACTTTATTGCTTTATCTAGATATGCAAAATGGGTAGAAGCAGAAGGTCGTAGAGAAACATGGGGAGAGACAGTAGACAGATATTTTTCATTTATGACTAACCATTTAAAGACAAACCATAATTATATTCCAAATGAAAAGCTAGTTGCGGAATTAAAAGAGTTTGTATTTCAACGAAATGTTATGCCGTCCATGAGATCTGTAATGACTTCTGGAGCGGCACTTGAAAGAGATAATGTTGCTGGGTACAATTGTGCTTTTCTGCCAGTTGACTCACCACGATCATTTGATGAAACAATGTATGTTCTGATGTGTGGAACAGGCGTAGGGTTTTCGGTAGAATATAAGTATATTAATAAGCTACCGCCAGTACCAGAAAAACTAGAAAAGTCAGATACTGTAATTGTTGTAGAAGATTCTAAACAAGGCTGGGCAAAAGCATATCGTGAACTGCTTGCATTGCTTTGGACTGGACATATTCCAGCAATTGATGTTTCAAAAGTTAGACCTTCAGGCGCAAGACTTAAGACAATGGGTGGAAGGTCTTCAGGACCACAACCACTTGTAAATCTATTTGATTTTACAATTGCAAAGTTTAAAAATGCCACAGGAAGAAGCCTTAAGCCAATCGAGTGTCATGACATTATGTGCAAGATTGGTGAAGTTGTTGTAGTAGGTGGAGTTCGCAGATCAGCAATGATTTCTCTTTCAAACATTAACGATATTGAAATGGCTCAAGCAAAATCTGGAAATTGGTGGGAGCAAAGCCCACAACGTGCACTATCAAATAACTCTGTTGCATATTCTCGCAAGCCAGAGATGGAACAATTTATAGCAGAATGGAAATCTTTATATGACTCTAAGTCTGGAGAACGAGGTATATATAATGTGGCCGCAGCTCAGGCCCAAGCAGCAAAGTTTGGAAGAAGAGATCCAGATATACACTACGGAACTAACCCATGCTCAGAAATTATTTTACGTCCTTACCAGTTTTGTAACCTTTCAGAAGTCGTATTACGTGAAAATGATACAAAGAAAGATATTCAGCGCAAAGTTGAGCTCGCAACAATTCTTGGAACGTGGCAATCAACACTAACAGACTTTAAGTATCTTCGCAAGATTTGGAAAGATAACACTGAAGAAGAAAGGCTACTTGGAGTTTCTCTCACTGGACAGTTTGGACATAAGTTTATGTCTGGAAAAGAAGACCTAGTTGCCCTTGAAGCTTTTCTTATGACTTTGCGTGACAAGGCAAGAGAAGTAAACAGAGAAGAGTCTGGCAAGATTGGAATTCCTGAGTCTGCAGCAATTACTTGCGTAAAGCCTTCAGGAACAGTTTCTCAATTAGTTGGAGTTTCTTCTGGAATGCATCCATGGCATTCCCCATATTACATTCGTACGGTTCGTGGATCAAAGGGAGATCCAATTTCAACTTTCTTGAAGGAAGTCGGAATCCCAGTAGAAGACGACGTAATGAAGCCAAACGACACATACGTATTTTCATTTCCAGTAAAAGCACCAGAAGGAGCAATTGTAAGAAATGATCTTACAGCAATTGACCATTTAAACATTTGGTTAGTGTACCAACGTGCTTGGTGTGAACATAAGCCATCAATTACTGTTTCCGTAAAAGAAGATGAGTGGATGGAGGTAGGAGCTTGGGTTTATAAGAATTTTGATGAAGTTTCTGGAATTTCTTTCCTCCCACACTCAGAACATACATACAAGCAGGCTCCATACCAGGAAGTTTCTAAAGAAGAGTATGATGCTCTTGTTGAAAAAATGCCAAAAAATATTCGTTGGGAAGATTTGTCTTTCTATGAAACAGAAGATGGAACATCACCCTCTGCCACCCTTGCCTGTAGCTCTGACGGCAATTGCGAACTTGTAGATATTTCAGCATAGTGGTAGAATTAGAGTATTCGGCCACAGCCGAAAATTCCAAGGGCAAATTGCCCACAAGGAGATAATAAAATGGCTAAATTTGCAAAAGCAGATTTAAATAAAGATGGGAAAGTAACTATGCAAGAACAGATCCTAGCAGCATTGGCTAGCTACGGAAGAGCATTTCTTTCAGCAGCGCTAGCTTTATACATGACAGGCAATACAAATCCTAAAGATTTATTGCTTGGTGGAGTGGCAGCAGTAGCACCCGTAATTTTAAAGGCATTAAATCCAAATGATAAGAATTTTGGATTTACCAACCAAGCCTAAGTTATAGTTGATTAGGAACGCCTTTATGCTAAAATTGGCATAAGGGCTTTTCTAATTTAGGGGTAAATGTGGCAGCGCAAAAGAATTTTGAAGTTGATCAAAATACAACGTTTACGTTTGAGGTCCAGTACCTAGACGAAGATCAGACACCTATTCAACTTCATAATCACACAGCAAAACTTCAAGTTAGAGATACTCAAGGCGGTAAAAAGCTAGCGTTTACTTTAACAGAGCAAGATGGTTTAACAATAAGTCCAGTAGAAGGAAAAATACAAATTTCTATATCTCCAGATAGAACAAACAAAATGTTTTTCCCAAAATCCGCATACGACCTAGTATTAGTTGATCCAAGCGTAAACAAGACTAGGCTCCTAGAAGGATATATGACATTGAATAGATCGGTAACAGTGTAATGGCAACAAAATTAATAGTTACAGAAAATAACCCACTTGTAGTAGTTAGGTCTACTGGAGCGCCTGGAAGAACAATAATAAGTGGAGGCGGAAACCCAGATGCTACCCTTGGAGTCCCAGGAGACTTTTATTTTGATACAAACACAACAAGGTTTTGGGGCCCAAAGGCTTCAACAAATACTTGGAATATAAACAATAGCTTTATCTTGGATAAACAAATTTCATTGACATATCCATGGGAAATGGCACAAATAACTGGGCCAGTCTCTGGAGTCTATTCAGTTCAGATAAATCACAACCTTGGGTTCCACCCAAACGTAACCGTCAAATCTAGCGCTGGGGACATCCTAGAAACTGGAATAGACTATAATAGTATTAATCAAATAACACTGACAATGGCGCAACCGTTCTCAGGGACAGCATATCTGTCATAAGGGAGAAAAAAAATGGCAAAAAAGTTTTTAGTTAGCATTGATCTTAACAAGAATGAGTTACTCAATGCTAGAATTCAGAATTTAGGGTCAGCCCCTTCATCACCAGTTGCAGGTCAGATTTACTTTGATACAGGCACACATGTACTATACTTCTACAATGGAACAGAGTGGACACCAACCTCTGGTTCAACAGAAGTTATTCAAGATTTAATTGGCTCGACAGTTGTTGGCGGAACAGGTTTAACTGCAACATATAGCGATGCAGCAGGAACACACACAATAAAATTAAATGACACCGCAGTAGCAGTAGGAACATATGGATCTATTACAAAAGTTCCAACATTTACAGTAGATCAGCAAGGTAGAATAACATCAGCAAGCGAAGCTAATTTAGTTATACCACTAGACTCACAAACAACTGGTGACTATGTAGCAACAATTGTTGGAACAGCAAATGAAGTTACAGTTTCACCAAATAGCGGACATAATGCGGCTGTAACAATTGGCCTACCAGATAATGTAGAAATTACTGGTAACTTGCAAGTTGGCGGAAACCTAAATGTAATTGGAACAGTTAACTCTGTAAATACAACACAGATTAACATTGAAGATAATAAGGTAAAGCTTAATAGTAATTTTGCTGGAACCCCAACCACAGATGCTGGAGTTACAGTTGAGCGTGGATTAGAAACAGATGTAGAAATCCTATGGAATGAGACATCTGATACATGGACATTGACAAACAATGGTACAGCGTATCATGCAATTGCTAGAAAGTATGCAGAAACACTTGGTGCATCTGCAACATCTTATACAATTACTCACAACTTAGGCACAACTGATGTAACTGTTCAAATTTTTGAAGCAGCTTCTCCATTTGCACAAGTCGAGGCAGATGTAAAAAGAACAAGCTCAAATGTTGTGACAGTAGATTTTGCAATAGCGCCAACCGCTGGAGAATATAAAGTAGTAGTTGTAGGATAACAGCATGTCCAGACAGATGAAGGTTGCCCTTAATCTTCTTACCTCAATGGAGAATCCAGACGTAGCCACAGTTGGAGATATCTATTTTAATACGGTAACGAAGAACTTAAGAATATATAATGGACTGCTTTGGGTTGAATTGACCCCACCTAGCACGGATCCAACTCCATTCTATATGCACACCCACACATTTGATGGAGATGTACATACAATTGATGTACAAAACAAAATTACATTTAAAGAAACAAACGTTATAGACACCCCAGCCGTATCATTACCAATTATAGTTGGCTATGACGGGCAAAATGCTTCATCTCTTAATGATGGCGGATCAATAACAGACCAAACATTACTTGATGGCGGAAACGTTGAAGGACAA